AACATCGCTGGAACTGTATCAGTGCCACGAGGGACAAACATTCCATCGGCTGCATAAAGAGGCACCTGACCTCCATGAGCTAATCCTAAAGCTCCTGCAATTTTATCTCCTAGAATACTTTTAAAAGAATTTTTTAAAGCATCTGCAAAGCTATCAGCTAAGCCAGAGAACACAGAACTAAGACTAGCAACAGCCGAAGTCAAAACAGAGGATAGCGTTGATCCTATTTGATTAACAATTTGACTTCCCACAGAAAATGCAGAACTTAAAACCGAGACTAGAGCCTCACCAATCTTTCCTGCAAAAGAAGTTATCTGAGAAACTAACTTTCCTATAATAGCTTCTAAAGCAGCTCCTATTGTCTCTCCAACCTTTCTGTAGCCATCCAAAAAAGATTCAAGGACTTTACCCAATCCTTCAAAAATCTTTTGCCAGCCTTCAATAAATTTTGTCCCTAGAGTCAATAAGGCATCAAAGACTTTTTTAGCTCCATCAAAGATAGCTGAGAAAATTTCTTTAAGAGCTTCAAATGCTGATATCTTACCTTGGAAGAGATCCATCAATGTTTGAAAGATAGACTTAAAGACATCCCATGCAGCTTTGAAAATAGAAACAACAGCTTCTCCAGCCGCTTTTAAATTGTCCCAAGCCACGGATAAGATCACAACAACTGCATTAAATACAGCCGTAAGATTCGCCATTATTCCATCCCACACAGCTTTTAAAACTTCCATGACCGCATTAAACACAGTAGATAGCATTTCAAAAGCTGGCTTGATGATCGCATCATAGATAAATAACCAAACAGCTCTAATCCCATCTATCAATGGCTTAATCACATAATCATAAATAAATAACCAGATAGCTCTAAGCCCATCTATTAAAGGCTTGATAATGTAGTCATAGATAAAGAGCCAAACTTCTCTCAAAAAATTAAATACACCAGTTAGTAGCTCAATAATCACATTCCAAGCATCTTGTAAAAGCTTGATTAAACCTTTCCACAGATCAGATAAACCTTTACCAAACTTATCCCACCAACTTCCTAACTTCTTGACTGCATCACTAGCAGCTTCTTTAATAGTTGATCCCACGTTATCCGATGAAGTATTTAGACCCTTTGAGATCTTGCTAAAATCCTTCACAGAGAAAAGCTTACTAGCATCGGCAGATAAGACATTGCCTATCTTTTTAAATGATCCCTCAAGCTTTTTAGGAAGATCTGTCATAGCTTTGGGTGCTTTAGTTAGCCCCATCCCTCCACCAAAGATTCCTTTAAGTGCGTTTGCTAGTCCTCTTGCTATGCCTTGAACTAGAGCTATTATAATTTTAGGAATAGCTCTCAATAGTGCGCCTATGATTCTTTCTAATCCGCCACCTAATAATAAAGAGTTAATAAAAGATCCCACGATCTCGCCCATAGAAGATAAAAGCCCATCGACTAGAGACAAAACGATCTTGTCAAAATTCTCCATCAAGTTTTCTATTACTGTCGGGACAGCTTGAATCAATGAACCTATAATCTGAGGAATAGCGTCAAACAAAGATTGAATTATTTGAGGCAAAGAATCAATTGCCTTGCCAATCAAAACAGGAATCATCTGGATGATTGGATCTAGCATAGCTGGCAACATGTCAATCAATCTAGGAATTGCGTCAAACACAGCCTGTAAGACTTGAGGCACAGCATCCGCTAGAGCCTGAGCTATGAGTGGGAAAGCCTCCACGATGGCGTCTATCATGAGCGGAAAAGATTCCACGATCTGAGTCACGATCTGAGGCAACATGCTCAAGAGCTGACTTACCACTTTTGGAAGTTCGGTAATCATCGTGGTCACGATTTGACCAAAGTTTTGAAACGATTCTAAAAGCTGCTTTGGCATGTCTCCAATAGAAGCAAACGCACCAGAGATCTGATTTATAAAATCACCGCTAAATAAAGATCCTATATATTCACTAGCTGTCGCAATATCTTCTACAACAGAAGACATAATTTCAGCAGCAGCAGAGAATCCTTGACTAATCCCATCCATCAACACGCCAGATGCTAGATCCCAACCTTCAACGCTAAAAAAGTCATCAGAGATCAAACTAAAAGCATCTCCAGCATCTGCCACTACATCATCAAAGGTTCTAGGAATTTCAGCAAGCTTTGCAGAAGCTAAAGCGTTTGATAATGTTTGAGCTTTTTGGATAGAAAATTCTAGCTGATCATTATAAACACCATTTGCTATTGCCAAGGCTTTAAATGTTTGAAGTTCGATAGCCTGCTTTTCTTGATCTAGTTTGATAAGCTGTCTTTGAGTTGCTCCTTGCTGCATTAAAGACATCTGAATATCATTATTTTTATTTGCAATCTCATCTAAAAACTTGGCTCTTAGCTTATCTGTCTCAGCTCCTCCTCGTGCTGACTCTGCTTGACTAGCTAGAGCTAGTTGATTTGAGATCTCTTTGGTAAGCATACCTCTAGCAGAAAGCTCGTCCTTGAGCTTTGCTATAGTCTCAAGTTGAGCTTGAGTTCTTATGCCTATTATCTCGCCTTCTGTCTTTCCTGCTTCGTTTATAAAGGCAATGTTATCTTTATATCGTCGATTAATCTCATCTAGCTGCTTCTTAAATTCATCCGAAACTTGAGTTACTGTGGTTCTTAAAGATCTGATATTACCGTTTAGATTAAGAGTCTCTTTGTTTGTCTCTTGTAACTTACCTTTCATATCGTCTGAGCCTTGAGAGAAGTTAGCAAAGAACTTACTAGCTTCGTCCACGGTCTTACCCATGAAGCCCCAATCAAGACCAGCACTCACCTCTTCATCCATAGAAGCAAACTTACCAACTAGTCCGTCAATAGACTCACTCGCTTTATCCATTCCAAAAGCTTTAGATAGATCTGAAATCCTAGCTAGCAATCCACCTATTACTTTCGATGTGATAGATACAATTAGATCTCCAAGCCTCTTGAAATTTCTTACAAGTAGATCTATAGCTGTGGCTATAGTTACAACGGCAACGGCAATAACCCCAGCTTTAAGAGCAAAGATAGCCATAGCTCCAGCTTGCGCAACCCAAGCAGCAGCTAACTTGTAGAGATATGTCAACACAATGCTAGCCCAGAGCTGGAATTGCGTGAAGTTTAATATGATCGCTGTTAGTGCTGAGATGATAGCAGCCGATTTCATGACTACAGCAAGAGCCGTGAAAGCTCCTACTAGGATAAGAATGTCTTGAGCTACTAGTTTCCAATCAAGCATCTTCAAACCGTTCCAGATACCTGCTAGCATAGAGATTATCACGTCTCTAAGTTCAACTAGGTCTTTAGCAAACGATCTTATCCCATCTGCAAATGCTAAAAGATTTTCAACTATAGCCGATTTGAGATCAATAGAATTAACACGTAAGAATGATACAACCAACTCACCAAGAGCTTCTTTAATTTCTCCAAAGGCGTTTGTTATTTGCTTAGTAGCTCCTAGCGTAGTCGTAGCTTCGTTAGCAGCAAAGCCTTTGAACCTATCGGCTACAAGTCTTATAGCTTCTCCAGAGGCTAGCTGTTCTTGAGTCATTGCTTTTACATCTGGCACATACTTAGCTAGCGTCCTTGTTTGACCTACTAGAGAACCAGTGAGTTGAGAAAACGCATCATTGACATCTACTCCCATCACGGCAGCAAGCTCAACAGACGCATTGATTAGATTGGTAGTCGCTAGATCATTCATACCCATAGCTTTAGATTGAGCAGCTAGAGCCATCACGTTATCGTCTGCTATAGTCGTATTTTTTTGAATCTCTGAACTCAACTCTTGATAATATGAAACGCCTTGCGCTACATTCTCGCCTTGCAACCCAATAGCAAAGCCTAACTTCCTAGCAGCCTGCTCAGACTCTCCAAACTCTTTGACCACTGAGCCAATATTGTCAGAGATAAAACTCCATGCTTTGCCCATCAACTCAAGAGCTTGGTTTAAGACGATTACTTGCTTTGATACTTTCCCGAAAGAAGATACTAGATGCTCCGAGGATTTTGCTGCGTCCTTCACAGCTTGACTATAATTATCTTGGACTCCAATGGTCGCTTGAAAATCAACATTTGTTAAAGCCATAAAATATCAATCTCCCCTACGTCTAATCTTTTTCCCAAAAATCGCTCCCAAGATCTCCTTAGTAAACTCTGAAACGTCACGCCATACCATCGCATAGGTGCGACTTTCCCAACGATCTATAAAGGCATACAGAGCGATTTGAAAATTTGGATCTTGATTTTCAAGATTACCTGCTCTTGGTAGGATACCAGTTTTCATCGCAATACGACATTCTAAGAATAGCTTTTGGATATCTAAATGCTGATAAACCACGGCTGGACAGAACGAATAAGATAAACTCCAATCGTCGATATGAATAGGTTTCATATCGACATTGAAATTATTTGATTGACATTTTCTTTTTTCTTTGAACTGCTCGCAACATTTCCCACACTCGAACCGTGCTCTTGCTTTTGGCGAGGCAAATGCTAAGTCCACCATGCAAGATATTAGTTTTTTACGTCAACCTTGTTCTTCTGGCTCTTAGTCAAGCCTATGAAGATTCCTGCTATCTCAGACATTACACCTATACGTGCTAGCTGGTTCAATGTCTCGTCAGAAACAGAGCCATCACCGTGACGTTTGAAGGTAAGCATCTCTTCGGGTTTTAGATAATCTGGATTCTTAATATCTTTTAAAACGTATTTGACAATCGTTAGATTGTAGTTTCCAAGACCAGGCTTTATGTTCCCTGATTTGTCCATGCCTGCGATCATGCTATCCTCTATTAGTGAGGCTGTCTTGGCATCTATCTCAAAGTTACAAAGGAATCTAGTTGGCTCTTTGCCTTGAATAGCTACTAGATGCTTCTCATCTAAAGACTCACGATAAGCTTCAACGTCTGAGGCTTCCCAATCTATAGCGTCATCGCCTTGACAGATGATATAAACTTGGTTCAGTTTTTTGATTTGATTTATTTTAAAAGCCATGATTTCCCCTTTTTAAATTGTTGTTGGTTTTATCTTGCCAAAAAAAAATGACTCTGACAATCAAGTCAGAGTCATCCTATCCACAAAAAGAGGAACTATCTTCTTACTCGAATGATACCACAATCGGATCTCTCTTGCCAGAAGCTGACTCTAAGAGCCTTCCTTCTGCTGTGATCTGAGTTGTCCCAGACTCTGGAACTTCAAGAGATGGCAACGATGGAATCCATTTCGCTGCCGTGATCTTTAACTTCCTAGCTGTCTCGGTTGAACCGATAATAAACTCAGGAGTAAACCCACCAAACTCTCTCATCTTGACGATATCCCCAAAGTTCTCGTTGGAAAGATCGAACTGCACAGATAGATTCATCTCGCATCTATTGGCAGGAGCTTGACCTGCGTTGGCGTCTTTCCCAAAGTAGGCGTCAAAGTCAACGTGGTTATTTTGGATATCAAGAGTCACGTTAGAAACGTCAATCGCTGAGCCTGTAGATCTCATTTTAAATGATCCATAAAGATCAGTGAAGATATTATCTCTAACGGTAATCTGACAAGCACCAGGGTGCCAATAGGTTAGATAGCTATCTGCTGGACAAGAAATCGCACTAGATAGAGTCACTTGATGAAGCGTTGAATCTACAGTAGAGACAGTCAACGAGCCATCAAACCCATAAAGAATAGTACGGCCATCAGAGCTTACAACCATTACTGGAGCACTAGCTGTGAATCTATCCTCTTCGCCAGAGGTTACGGTTATAGTTGCACTGCTAGACACAAGACTTGGAATCTTTGCGATACCTGCAATTGTTGCCTTGCAAGCTTTGCCTGTCCACTTCATCGTAGGAGGAGCATCACCAGCAGCCGTTAAGGTTCCACCTCGCACGTATGCGCCTGTGTAGTACTCGGCAAAGATAGTTGATACTTTAACCATCGAGAAATAGAAGTTAGGAAGCCCTTGAGTGTATCTAATAGCTGAGCCTGTGTTGGATTCTGTGCCTAGTAGGTTCTTCCAAAGTAGCTTGATCGAAGTATCAATCGAATCGCCAGCCGATCCGCTCATATTGATATAAGTATCGAAATCAAACTCAGCTACTTTCTTACGTAGATAAACGCCAGAGATGAAACGTCCAGATCTATGGGCGTTTGCTTCTATAGGTTGATTGTAAGTAGCACCGCCAGTGGTATGGAGGAGAGCATCTTGATCGTTAGTTCCCACAGCTTCCACACCTGAATTAGCAACACCCAGTTTAAGATCGTCAGCAACGTTATTGCTGCTAGCGTCAGTGATGACCACAGCACTAGTCGTGCCAGTATTTTGAGACTCGACAACATAAAGCCCACCAGTGAACTCAACGAAAACTCTCTCGTCTCTTCCTGCGACAAGTAGTGCGTCATTGATCTTAGTCTCCAACTCAGTAGCAATCAAAGCTCCTGTATTCTTGCCAGCAACTGTTAGAGTCACGTCAACAGGTGCAGTCATAGCATCTACTTGAACTTTTAGAGCATTGTCTGTTCCTGCGGAAATGTCAGTTGAAGGAGTTGCATCACTTGTACTCTTTCCAGCCGTTCCAACTCGTGGAGCGATAAACTGTCTTGGAGTTGTTTCTTGTCTAATAAACAAAGAGCAATCTAGCCCCACGTTTATCCCTTGCTTGTCTCCGCTATAAATTTGACCAAAGTCAATCTTAGATCTTCTTTTCATTTTATGATTCCTTACTGTTTGAATTGAATTACTGAATAATCATTTGATGCAGCTTGAGAAGAAACTTTAGTTTCTTTCAAAAGCTTGCCAGTGCAACTAGGACAATCAAAGCATTGACCTGCTTTTAATCTAATACCATCTGTTTCGGTGTCTGTTTCTTTTCCAACTGCCATCCAAGTGGAAGTGTTAGCCGAATGATTACAGATCCGATAACCCATGACATTAGAAATAACATCAGTGCTAAGAACTGCATATGAGCTTGAAACGCCTTGATTAGTCACAGAGACAGTAAAGCCAGAGTCTCCAGCGTTAACATCTGTTGCTACGCCTTTATCATCTAGCGTACAAGTAACAACTCCAGAGTTGTCATCTGTGCAAGCAACGCCTGTGATACCATCAATCCCAGCTTGAAGAGCGTCTCCTACTTCTCCAGCAGTAGCATCCGTAGCTATATTGATCTCTAACAAAGTATGACCTGCTACAACTGGAGCAGTAGAACCGTTTGCTATGTCAAACCATGGCGCATAACATGTGCCACCTACTAAACAAAACTTCAAATACTTTGCAGACAAAGAACCAGACACATCAGCTAGAGCAGTGATCTCAAAAACTTCTGCTTCTGTAGGAGCAGCCGTTCCTTTGACAAAAGCTACTTCTGATATTTTTGTGCCTAGCGGAATCGATTGACCCAAGGCTATTGACGAGACTAGAAACGATAAAGCTATTATAAATGATCTCATAGTTATGACCTCTTTCTATTATTGTTGTTTGAATTGGATCACAGAGTAACCGTTAGAAGCTGCTTGAGCTTTTACTTTGATAGTCTTTAATGTTTTAGCTGTGCAGTTTGGACACTCAAAGCACTGGCCTTTATCTAATTGCACACCATCGGTTGCAGGATCGGCAGCCTCTCCTACAAAAAGATAGGTAGAAGTATTAACGGCATCGTTGCAGATCTTCCAAGCCAAGAGGTTATTAGACACAGAAGCTGAAGCAATCGCATCAGCAGCCGAAGTGCCCACGGTAGAATGTGTTTGAATTAGGTTGCCTGTTCTTGTGTTAGAAAAGAACACCTGAGCAGAAGCCTGAACAGAGAACATAATTAGAGCCATCGATAATAAAACTTTCATGCAAATCTCCTTTTTACAAATCCCAAATTTTAGTCCCAAAGAAAACTATAATCTCCATTATAGCAAACCTATTAGCGTCTATTGTATGCAAATCACCATAAAAACTTGTGATCTGTAAGTCGTAAACAAGCGGATGAAATCTCAAGTAGCTTGAGCTTTCAACAACTGGACTATTAGCATACAAACATTTAACCACGTCTCTTGAAAAATCTAACATTAGCGTATCCGAAACTTGAGCGTGAATCAATTGTAACTCAAAAAACCATTCAAGCTCTAGGTCAGTAAATTGATGAGTAACCCTACACTCTTTATCTAAGATCAGAATACTAGGTACCTCATGATCTCCTAGATCCATGCCTAGAGGAATATCATTCCAAAAAACTTTCTTGACATCTGTTGAGTAGCCGTTGGCTGTTGTGATTGATTGCAACCTAGTTGCTAGGGCTTCTAATATCTCTGCTCTTTTACTCATCGCTTTTGCATGTGCCTCCTTATTATTTGCCACATCTTTTTACCATCAGCTCCTACGGTTGCTAAAATAGCAGGACGCACAAAAGGACGCTCTGGAATAGAAACCTTTTTACGCAAGAAAAATAAAGGAATGGCTTTAGGCGCTCTAGGCTTTCTCTTAGTAGCAGAATCTTTTTGACGTCTAGGCTTTGATAGCTTGCCTTTTGGCTTCTCTTTGCTGGTGGGCTTCCCCGATCGTCTTGGATCTTTGGCTCGCTGAATCTTTCCGAAGAACATCGCTATTGGAATCTTGGAACCTTTGGATCTAATGATCTTATAGTTGTCAGGATCGTTATCCATGCGAGTTATAAAGTCCGATGGTGTGAGATCTTTAAAAGCTCTAGCCTTGCCTTCCCAATTCTTGACCCATAGATGCTTGGCCTTGCGTGGCACAATAGCAGGATGTCCAAACTCGTGAACTCTACCGTAAGGCCTCGTCTCTGGATATTTTCCCTTCTGAGCTCTCACTATGATATAGCCTTGAAGGAGCTTATCTTTTACAACCTCATATTTGGAGTAGATCGCATTCATCAAGTTCCCAGACTTGCGATATCCTCTTCTCCCTGTAAATTGCTTTTTAGTGTTTAGCTTTGCAAGTCTCTCAACTCTAGTTGTCACGTCTATAATGCCCTTATTGGCTCCGTATTCCATCGAATCAGAGATGGAGAGCAACCAATCCTTAAGCTCAGAGATTTCCCTCAGCTTGGCCATTAGCGATTCCTTTGAGCTAGAGAAATAACTGGCACTTCATATGTGCGATAGATCTGCAAGAGTCCAGTTACCTCAACAGGCAACCCGCTCTTTTTGTCCCATGCGCTCACAAAACTCTCTGACTCGCCTTCCTTTGATCTCGATCCCACGCCTACGGTCTTTCTAGCTCGTCGAGCCATAAAAGCCTCTACGCCTAACTTGACTGCCATCTTCACATCGTCAGGCACAGAAGCATATCCATATGTGTAATCAACTCTTACTTTGCCTCGTCCTGCTGGCGTGTAGAGATTAGTTAGATAGATAGCCTCTGGTTTTACTATATAGCTTTCTAGATCTACTAGAGAGCCTTCTGCTCCTGATGTGTTCGGGTAAAAGTAGATCGCACTTACTGAGATTATTGGATAGCCTTCTAGGACTATCGTATCAGATCTTGACCCATCTAAAAGCTCTGTCTTTGTAGTAGTTGTGAAATCTGTATCAACGTAAGCTTTGACGGCTGCCTCTACGGCTGCTTGAGTAGAAGTGAGGATAGCGTCTTGTGAGTTGTCGGTTATCTTTAGCCAATCTTTTATCTCTTGGAGAGTACAAAGGCTCATAGTGCTTTAGTCCTTCGCTTTGATATTTTATCACCCATACTTTTATTTCTTTTTGCTGGTAGAGACTCAGGCTTAGATTCTATCGTATCCTCGTTTAAAATAATATAATCAGAAGTCAAATTTGTTTTGACGTTGCACTCGAACTTTAATAGATCTGGATGGATCGCTTCTATCATCTCACCTAGACCCGACATGATTAGAATCTTGTGACCAGCTTTAAAACTAGGCGCACCTTTTAGCTCAGGGAGCATCACTTTGTGCTTACCTTGGATCACATACATTCGATAATTTGCCATACTTTTAGCTCCTACAAAAAAAGCCTCCTGACCATGCGATCAGAAGGCTTCCGCAATTGGCCTGTTGGTTTAACGTGTAGCTATGTTAATGCCCATGGTCACGGCTTTCTCTAGCGCACCTTGTGGGTTGCCTTCAAAGCTATGGCGAATCTTAGAGCTCATCAACATTAAGTCAGAACTTGGAAGAGATGGCGCAGCCCATACTTTCAAGCCAGATCTTAAGAAGTTCATGAACCTAGATTTTTTGACCAAGAGTAAACAGGTTTTTGTTTGAGCAGCTTCATAAACACCAGAAGCATTCAAGTCTTCACGGATATATTGAGACTCAACACCACGAACGCCAAACACTGGAGGCACTGCACCAGTCACGTTAGAAGCGGTTGAACCGAATGCAAACGCTGTGAACAATTCAGGGATAGCACCAGTTACTAAATCTGTGGAAAGACTAGAACCTAGAACCCACAAAAGATCTGACTTCTCAGAACTCATGTTACCCATGCGTTTTAGAAGTTCAGCAAACAAGGCTTTAGATGGGGAGTCTCCACCGTGATCATAGACAACGCCATTAGCTGTGTTGTCAAAAGCTTTTTTGCGAAGTCCTTTAAAGGCTTTCGAGAAATGTTTAGAAGCAGCAGCGATATCGCTATCCATATGGGAAGCCCCACGAGGAGAGCCAGTTGTGTCGCCATTGATCAAGGCTCTCTCATAAGCTCTGGCGTTACCTGCGAGAACTTCACGGCGTAGTTTGTCGATGATTGCTGGTGCGCTATCGGCTTGTAGATCTTCAGTGATCTTGGTGTGGACTACGTTAGATCTTGCATAGACAGTGAAACCAGATTGAGTATTTGATTGCTCTGTGAAGGTTGCATCATCACCTTCCTCTTTACCTTCTAACTGTCCTAAAATTCCTGGTACGTAAAGAGTTGCACTATCCATAGGTTGAGTGTCAAACTCATCGGCTAGGATGTAAGGCAATGTGTATTCATCAAAATAGAAACGAGCTTGAGCTTGAGGAATCCAGTTTGAGAAGTCTGTTATGTTAAAAGCTTTTGCTGCCGCTTCAAAGTAGTCTCTGAAGATTGGTGTAGCTTTCATTTGATCTACAGTTGGATTGGAAGTGCGGAACATATAGTTCGCTTGGATTTCCATGTCAGAGAACATTCTTTTTAGATTGAAAAGTCTTTGACGTGTCTCTTCTGGCATGAAAGCTGTTTGAGATTTACGACCAAAGTTGATGGAAGAGATTGCTTGATTCTCATCCCTTGCACCAAACACATGAGCTAGAGTTCTAGCACCATGAGCTTTAGCAAGCTCTAGGTCTTTCTCAAATACTGGCTTACCTACTTGTGCAGGAGCAGCTTTGCTAGAAAGAATGTCGTAGATTCCTTTGATATGATCTGTTACTTGTTCAGTTGTAGCACGGTTCTCCATAATCTTTATATCTCCTAGGTTATTGTTTTTGACCAGCACTTAACCGTGCTGCGATTAAACTAACGACTTTAGCCAACTCAGCTAAAGATTTTTCTTGACTAGCTATTTGATTGCGAAGAGCTTTCATTTCTTCTTTGTCTTCGTCCTCTTCTTTTTTAGGCTTATCGCATCCTTCTTGTTCTGTCTCTTCTGGCTTGACTGGCTCTTCTGGTTTTGGTTCTTGAGGCTTCACGGCTTCCATGATCTGTTGGCACATGCCTTCAACTCGTTGAAGTGCTGTGACGATTTCTTTTAGTAGCTCATCCATTTGTTTTCTATCCTCTTCGCTTAAAGTTTTAGAATTTATCGTATCATTTAGGTTAGCAGGTTCAAGATTTTTTGAAAAGTCCCCATTTTCTATTGACTTTAAATTAAAAATTGATCCAGCGTTGCAAGGTATAGGCACTATAGATATCTCTAATAGCTCCCACTTTGTGATCTTGAGAGGCTCTATCATCTCACCGATATCAGAGAACTGAGGCTCTCTCATCTCAAGAGGAATGAAACCCACGCTTACTGTCTTCAATATGCCTTGAGCTATTAAAGATCTAACTTGTTTCTGTAGATCAGTAAGAGGAGCCTTCTGAGGTTGTCCAATCCATCCAGAAAAATAAACGCCATTCTCTCTTGTCTCGATCATATCTACTTGACCTATAGCAGATTGACAAGAATAGCTATGGTTTGCTAGTAGCACAGGATTTTTATTATACGATTCTAAGATCACGCCTTCAGGGATCAAGATCTCATTCATCCGATCTTGCACAAACTCGTTAGCCAAGCCTTCGATAGATAGAGGCTCGTCATCTTTTAATATCGTCTCACCAGTCACGGGATTAGGCTTAGGCGTATTTGATGTGTCTGGCTCTGCCTTGACTCGTATAGAACAAGAAAGCTGGATGAGCTCTTTTTTGTCTATGGCTTGCTTCCAATTGATTTTATTTAATTCCATTTATATGACCCTTCTAAAAGTTTGTATCTAGTATAGCATTAGAATTGCTAATAGCGTCATCAGGAATTATTGAAACCAAAGAGCAACGACAATTAATAATATCGCTAGCCTCGCCTTGAGGATCTCTAGGGTATCTCATCTCGTGAGACTTACCTTGATCGTCTGTACCTTTGTAAACGTGCCCAACATCTACGATGCCTTGATTGTCCCATCCTGCGTGCCACTCTCTGGCGTCTGGATTTGAACCCACGTCTCCTTGATGTAACCATTGCTTCTGAACCTTAGTAAAAACCTCTTGTAGAGCTTCTTGATTCCATACCATACCTTGAGATATGGCTGATAATATTTCCGTTCTCACGATCGTATTAGCTTGATTTGGGTACTTATCACCATATGTATCACGGATCTCTCTTGCTATCTTGTCTAGTGGCTTTCCTGCTCGATAGCCTTCGTCGATGATATCTATGATCTGATCTGTAACTTTCTCGTCATGACCCCAGAACCTAGACAAGCCTCTTTCTGATAGCAGCTTTCTTTGACCATCAGATGTGCGCTCTTTGATAGCGTTGATAGCTTGAGTATCTTCTACCGAGAAAGAGTAAGAGACATCTTTTTTAGAAGCCCAGTCATACGATCTTACGTTTGCTTGAGCAGCCACAAAGCCTCTATCCATAGCCTTAGTCATTGGCTCTTTAGCTTTTGACCAGTAGTCTGCAAGACGCTTATCTCTGGTAGAGTTCAAGGCTTGCTGGACTGAGCCTTTGCGCATAATGGTTTGGATAGCTAGCTCAATAGTCTCGTCAATATATTTTTGATAAACAGATTTAAAAGATGATGCAAGCTTTTCTTCGATTCTATTTTGTGAGTCTGTAGCATCTTGCTTCACTCGTGGAGATACTTTCTTAAGCTGAGTCTGCGCAGGTTCTTGCTCTAACTGGCTAGCTGGAGTTCCTTGTGCTACTTGATCCATCAAGCTTAAAGGCTCTGCAAGCTGTAGAGAAGGCATAACAGGAGGCACAATCTCTTTGACTAGCTTAGAACCTCTATCGTCACCAATAGGTGGAAGCTGATAAATCTTGGTGCGTATCTCGTCTAGTGTCCAATGGTTCTCTACAGACTTGGCTTGCTCGCCTCTTGAGATTAGAGATCCTTGCAAAGCTTCTATGCGTGAGAAGTCTGCTCGCACTTCTACTTTAGCTCTATAGATATCTCTAACTAGATAAGAGTTGTTCCAGCCAGAGGCTTTAAACAAAGCCATAGGGACAATTGTATTTTCCCAGAATGATTTTAGCTGTTGTTCGCTAGTAGCTCTATTGACGTCTTCAATCAATCCCACCATAGATGGAGGCACACCACGAACGCCTAAAATAGTCTTCCTATTTTCTCTCATCGCTTCCAAGTGCTGCATCTCTGTCATCGTGGGAGAAGATGAGATCCACTTGGCTCCTTTCGGCAAGATCAGAGGACGCCACCAGTTGCGCCTTCCTGTAAAAGCTGATTCCATCGTGCGTTGAAGCCTAGCTAGCATCTTCTTTCCTAGATCCTCAGAAGTCTCAATTACTCCCGTATGAGTTGCACCTCTCAAATAGAAGGCCATTTCATATTCAGACTTATATCGATCTAGTAGGATAGCTCTTGTAGCTGCTAGCCAAACAGGCATCCCGAAAAACTTATGGTCTGGATTAGGAAGCTTGATGTGAAGAACGTGTTTATATAGATATTCTTTTTTTAGAAACGTCTCTTTTGCTCCTAGAGAGACTTGGATCTTTTGAATCCCCACCCTTCCATCCTTGATTGGATCTGCCATTATTGGATAGACATATTGACAAGGCACGTGCACATAAGACTTGTAGTTCTCATCAAACACAAAGAAAGCGTTGCCAGTAAGATCTATATCTAAGTCACCAGCCCACTGAGTAGCTAGCCCATCCTCTATAGTAGAGCCTGACTTCATCAAGATTTCAATCGGATGATTAGGAATCTGCTTTTGAGTAAGCTTATCATAGACCACAAAAGGCACAGACGAGAGAGTCCGAGCTACTAGAGAAGAGGCGGCAGCTATCCAAGGCTCACGAGAGAAAAGCGACTTCATTCTTCCTACGTTAGGCGCAAGCTCAAACTCGTTACCAAAGTAACCGCCAGTATCATCGAGAAGGTTCTCGACCATCCCAGCGTGATCTAGCTGCTTTCTCATCATCGTTTCTATGCGAGAGTCTATTGAGTCCATAACCTCAGATAAAGATCTTTTGTCCTCTTCCTTGGGCAAATTTTGCACAGGCTCTTTTTCTTTTTTGAACCAATTAGTCTTCAAGGTCATCATAAACATCCCTCTCGTCTTCATAGTCAAGATCATTGTCTTGATCGTAGTCGTCATCATCGTCATCGAGATCGTTTAGTGTCATAGATTCATAATCAAGATTTATGGTACCTTGATTTAAATCCTCAAGCAATGAGATCGCATTAGAAGCTTGATTGTATTGATAGGCTCCTGTGATTGATAGCATAGCAGCGCAGACAATATCGTCATGCGCTCCTGAGCCTGCATAGGTATAGACTCCAGACTTTGAAATCTGAACTTCATAGGATTGAAACTCGTTTTGGATTGACTCGATAGCTGGACACTTCCACCAACCAGACTCAATAGCTATCCTAGATCTCGTGATTAGATCTTGCTTACTCTGGTTTGTAAAGGTCACGGGTTGGACAGATCCATCTATATCAAGCTCTCTGAGGATATCTCCAAAGCCTTCACCCACTCCTGTTGAATCGTAGCGCACGTTAGAATCGCCTTCGCCTTGTGAGAAGCGTTTCAAATACTTTTGTAATCTTTCGGCTTGCTCTGTATAGCTTACCCCTTTGAATCTCCAGAAGCCAATCACGTCGCCTTCTGAATCTGTAGTTACAAAGACCGTGTAGTCTTGCTTCTTGGCAACGTCAACTCCTGTTACCGAGTCATTCTCGTATTTAGATTTATCTGGATGGAACCACATGTTAGCGTTTTTGTCGAGCTTGTCATGATGTTGCCAGACTTTTGATAGATCTCCAAAGACATGAGACTCAGAAACAAACTGAGCTAGAAAGTATTGATTGAAAAGATTAGGAGGCAATACTCTTTTAGCATTCTCGATAGCCTCTACTGTCACATATGGAGAAACTGAAGTCGGTAGCGTTGTAGTCATAAAGAGAGGATCTCCAGCACATCCCTTCTTATAAACATCATAATACCAGTTTAATCCTCTTGGCGTTCCTGTGATAATTCCACATCCTCTAGTTTGCGTAATCGTAGTGAAGAGAGAAAACCACAATTGCTTGTTTTGCTTTCCTGCTTCATCTACCACGAACCGATCTACTGCTTCACCCTCTACAGCTATCTCAGCATCCTTACCGTGTAAGAACTTTATAAAGGAGTAGTTGGGTAGCTTGATCTCTAGCTTTGCGTCTGAACACA